TTTACCCGTTAATGAATTGAAGAGTATCTGTAACGGTATGGTAAGAAATGGTAAGGCACGAAAGGTAATGGGTGGTGATGGAGATAGGTCAGAGATGTTATTACTTCCGATTAAGGAAGTTGCTGCATCTATCGGAATGTTTTTTTAATGCAAAAGGAGTTCTTAATGGACAAGTTACTGAAGACAAGTGAATTGTGTTCTTTACTTGGTGTCACGAGACAATGTGTCTATAAGTGGCGTCAGTTGGAGAATCCGATTCCTGTAGCCATAAATAATACCAATAATGGTGGGAAGACGATTAGATATAATTATACACAAGTAATGGAATGGTTGAATAGTAATGGCAAAGAAGAAAAAGTTCTACGCACAGAAACGAACTAAATCTGGTAGATACATAACGATTGCCGAGGCTGATACCAGGCAGGAGTTGATAGAGAGGATAAAATCAGATAGTAACACATACGAAAAGAGAGAGAGGTAGCCTAATGGCAAAGAGATACGTTGACACAGAGATGTGGAAGAAGAAGTGGTTTCGTAAATTATCACCTAAGATGAAAAATGCTTGGCTTTATTTGATAACGATGTGTAATCATGCTGGATTATATGAAGTTGACATAGACCTAATGAGTGTATTCATAGGAGAAAAGATAACTGAAGATGAGGTGTTTCGTTCTGGTTTGGCTACTCAAGTAGAAATTTTAGATGATGATAAGTGGTATTTGCCAAAATTCATTAAATTCCAGTATAATGTTAGTAGTCCAAATGAATTAAATCCTAATAATAGGGTGCATAAAAGTGTGATTGATATTTTAAATACATATGGTTTATTAGATGAGGCTAGGAAGCCTCATACTAGACCCTTAAATTCTAAAATAAGGGGCTTACAAGGGTCTAAAGATAAAGATAAAGATAAAGACTCTAATAATAGTTCTAATAAAATTAAAAGAAAGGTGTTTAAAAAACCAACTGAACAAGAAGTGAAGGATTATTGTGATGAAAGGGGTAATACGGTAGACCCAGCACGATTCCTTTCACACTATGAGTCCAAAGGTTGGATGGTTGGAAAGAATAAGATGGTGGATTGGAAGGCATCCGTAAGAACGTGGGAAAAGAATGATTTTAATCAAGACAGTAAAAAAAGTAGGGTTTTCGTAGAACCTGAACATAGGAAAGAACGTGGCTGGTAATTATAAATTTCGACCACATGGTGGTAAACAGACAGAATTCTTAGGTTCTACTGCCAACTGGATATTCTATGGTGGGGCGAGAGGTGGGGGTAAATCCTTGATGTTGGCGTGGAAGGCGGCACTTATTCCAAGGGCATACCATTATGAGAGATTAAAAAGAAGAATAGAACCCGATGAGGCAAAGAGGTTGAAGGCAGAGGGTAAGGCAGTTAAAACTGTTGTTGATGCCGTATCAATTGATTTTCCCGATTACATTGGTATTCTCATGAGAAGAACCTTTCCTCAGCTTGAAAGGAACTTGAAACCTGAATGTGATAAACTTTATAGACTCTATGGGGCGAATTGGCAGGAAAGGAATAAATGCTATCTGTTCCCAAGTGGTGCAAAGATATATTTGGTTCATTGTCAAGATAGAAGGGCGTTGGATAACTACATTGGTGGTAACTATAATTTTATTGGAGTGGATGAGGCAAATCAATTTCCAGAACAATGGATTGAAGAACTATCTACCTCTGCTCGTACAGATAATCAATTACTGCAGCCACAAATATGTTTAACATCGAATCCTGGCAACATTGGACACATATGGCTCAAAAGAAAATTCATTGATAGATGTCCTCCCATCGTAGTAGGAGAAAAGATATATAATCAAGAATTTGATGTACATCATCAAAGATTAAAATCAGGTGACCCATACATAGATGATGAGGGAATCAGTTATCACTTCATACCTGCGACCGTGTTTGATAATCCAACTCTCTTAAAAAATGACCCAAATTATGTAAGAAAACTTAAAAATTTAAACCCAGTCCTAAAGGCGATGTGGTTGGAAGGTAGGTGGGATGTATTCGCGGGTACATTTTTTGACAATTGGAATCCCATGCATCATGTGATACCAAAATCAAATTTTCAATATGGAGTACATTTTAAGAAAAATACACATAGCCTATATAGATTCTATGACTATGGAACAAAAGCACCATTTGTCTGTTTGTTCGCTGCTGTTGATAGAGACCAGAATATGATTGTGTTCGATGAAATAACAGAAACGGGACTATCTGCTTCAAAACAAGTACAACTTGTTAATAAGTATACTTGGGAAAACTATAAATTAAAACCCGATGATTTTGATGATGACATAGCAGACCCAGCCTATTGGACAAAACATTCTGAGAAAGAAGGGGCTTTGTATTCTCCCGCCGATTTCTATAGCGATGATGGTATCTTTCTTTCAAGGGCGAACAATGACCGTAAGGCAGGAGCTAAGATAGTGTATGAAGGGTTAGAAGTACCCGATGAGGGAGAACCAAGAGTAAGGTTTACAGAAAATTGTTTACAATGTATAGAAACATTCCCTAATTTACCATCGGCAGAAAATGACCCCGAAGACATTGATACTAAGGCTGATGACCATCATTACGATGCTCTACGTTATGGTAGTTTAAAAGTTTTGCCAAGCCTTGCCATATATGAAAAAAGAAAAAAAGGATGGCGTTATCGTATCGGACAAACTAATTCAACTGGTAGTACAAGCTGGAAAACAGCATAATGGCTAAAGACTCATATAGCAACGATACTCCTTCTGGTTCACAATATGCCGCAGGTGTATTATCCAAACAAGCCGATAAGGTCTTGAAGTGTTGGAAGTATAGCCGCGACTCATTTGAGAACGCCAGGGAAGAGTCAGAAAAGGCAGTTAGGTATTTGAATGGTGACACATTTACATCAGACGAGAGAACTAATGCCAAGAAATATAAGAAACCGCTTCTTAAATACAATATAATCACACCCATAATAAGCACACTTGTGGGTAATGAACAATTAAATCGTAAGACCGCAAAGTTCAAACCAACAACCATAGAGTCTGTTCCAGTAACAGATATACTACAAGGTAGATGGAATGCCATCATAGATGAACAAGACCTGGAAGATAAACTGCAAATAGCGTTCGTTGACGCCTTATCAACCAAACTTGGAGGATGGATTCAACGCAGTTGGGAGGTCAATGAGGAAGGGTATCTTGATTTCAAATATGATGTGCTTAATAATTTTAGGGTCTATGTAGACCCAGAGACAAGGGCAAATGATTATGACCTAAAACACTGTAGGTGGTTGGTCAAGGAAGGTTGGGAATCTCTTGATGTCCTAAGTGAAAAATACAGCATTGACCCATATGACATGAAAGTGGAAAGGTCAAAGGCGTGGTATCAGAGCCTATCTGAAACAATACGAAGAATGACAGATAAGACCTATTCATCCAATCTTGAGAACTATGACAAGATTAATGACCGATACAGAGTTCTTGAGATGCAGGAGAGGGTCACTACAAAAATGGTCAATGTGTTCGATGGTAATGACTACATAATATTACCAAGAAATGAATATAAAAAATTAAGAAAAGAAAATCCAGCACTGATGATGGTCAATGAGTTCAATAAAGACCAAATCCGTGTGACGACCATTATTCCTTATTTCAAGAATTTGATTGTAAAAGATGAGGACATGAAACAACCTACGGCAAACTTTGATTGTTTTCCCGTGTGGAGTTATAACTACAATGTCCAAATAAATGAACAAACATCATTGGTAGACCACTTACTGGATATTCAAGATGATGTTAATAAAGCAAAATCACAAGTAAGGGACTATGTGACGCAGATACTTTCTGGTGGTATGTTCATTGATAAGCGTGAGAAAGAAACCATAAAGGCTCTCAAGGAGAAAGGCAATCAACCGAACATGGTGTATGAACTGAATAACCCTTCCATCGTACCTCAGAGACTTTCTCCTGGTTCTTTACCTCCTGACATCATGTTGAACGCTGAGAATAGTGTTGCGTTTGCTCAGCGGGTCTCTCTTGTTTCTGAGGCGATGAAGGGTGAAACAGCAAGAAGTGGTGAGTCTGGTGTTCTATTTGAACAAAAAGTTCAAAGGGCTGCAGCGGCAATCAATCCATATTTTAAGAATTTAAGTCGCTTGAGAAAGGTTCTTGCAAAGGACTTTGTAGATAATTTCAATCATGTCTATTCAGAGATGGATAGGGTCATAAGGGTCAAGGAAGATGGTGTTTTTAATGAACTTATAATGAATCTTCGTGTGGGTGTTCAGATGTTTAACGATGTTAGAAATCCATCTTTGTATGTTGAGTTGGATGAGGGTGAAAGCAACATCACACAAAAAGAAGAGAATTTCAATCGAATGGTTGCACTTGCGAATCTCATTGGAACAATAAACCCACAACTTGTTGATATTAGGACACTTGTGGAAAACGCACCTATCACTGGTTCAGAAAAATTTGTTGAATATATCGACCAGACCATGCAGATGCAGTCCGAAGCTGCACAACGCCAATCTGAGTTAGATACGACAAAACAAACATTGGATAACATGAAGACCGAAAGAGGTATGGTTACCGATGAGGAAAAATTAAGATTAGAAGCTCAAAAGATTGGGCAAGACAGGGCAAAGCAAGGAGCTGAGTAATGGCTGGGAAATATAAATATAAATCAAAACCTAAAATGGTTATGAAATCAAAACAATCAACAAAAACAATTACAAGGGCATATAAGAAAAAGAAAAAAGCCAAATTATTAAAAAAGAAATGAAGTATCTGCCACCAGTCAAACAAATGTTGACCGCCTATGGTCTTTTTTTATTATTCATATTTATGGTCACTATTGTGGGTGGTTGTGATTCAGGCTGGTCAATCGCTGGCTGGGAAGTTAAGTGAGTGGAAAGCCTGATACCGCCCGAAGTTATCGCACTGCCATCCTTGATGATAACGCCATTGTTAGCATTAATCTTAAATGGTTGGGGCAGATTGCTATACTCATTGGAATGTTGGTCTATGGCTATTGGCAAATTGAAACAAGGATTAGAAACCTTGAGTCAAATTTTGAAGAAGCCAATCTTAAAATTGAAGAACTTGTAAAGAAACACATACAAGATGAAGAAGAAAGATATACCCAAATGGAAGAAGAATTGAAGTGGTATCAAAAATTGACAAGTAAAAAGAAGAAAAAATAAAATATGCCTTTTAATGATATTATAGATATACCTATTATTAAACCTGAAAAAGTTGTTGAAAATGAATACGAAGGTAGATTATCATATACAAGGAAGGACGCACTGAGGAATATGTTCAGGGCAAAGAGAAGTAATATAATCAACAAAGGAAACACCAATGGCAGAAAACCAAAATAGTGAAGTGCAGACAGACCCCGCACTTACCCAAGAGCTTCAACAACTTGAAGATAAAATTCAACCGAAGACAGAGGAACAGGAATCACAAGAGCCTTCAATAAATCTTATTGAAAAAGACGGTGAGCTGTATATAAGCAGCGAATCGGATGATGCAACTACTGATGCAGACCCAAACCAGGGAGAATCTAATCAGAAAACTGTAGAATCAGATGAGTACAGCACCGATGGGAATGAACCATCACCGTTTCAAGAAAAGTCAAAAGAAGACCTCGTCAATATGGTCGTTGATGCCCAGAATATGATTGGGCAACAATCAAACGAGATTGGCGAACTTCGTAAACTTACAGCAGAAGACGAGGATTTGTCTGAAGCTGAAATCTTGAAACGACTCTCTGCTGACGATGTTCAGGAAGCCCTTTCTACGGAAAAGGCTAAATTGGATGAAATCGACCCATATGATGTCGAAGCTGTTTCACAACAGCGCGGTCTTGTTAGGGAGATGGAGAACGACCTGATTAACAAACGGACGCAGGAACATCTCGAATCACGACTGAATGGTCGCGATAATGAAGCATTTGTTTCTACAATGAAACAACGCTTCAACGATGATGGGATTGAGGTATCTGATGATGAGTTCAATGCTGTCAGTGAGCGTGCGAAGGGATACACTGAAAATGGGCTGTTAACCGAGAATGCATACCACAAAGCCATGTTAGATGAATTTGGGGTAGACAAGGTAGCCAAACACTATCAAATGTCAGGAGAGCGTAAAGCCAGGCAAGACATTCAAAATGCTTCAGCCAAGCAAGTTGAAAAGGTCGATGTTCGAGGCACAGGCAAGAACGCTAAATTGGTTCGGGTCGCTGACATGAACCAAAAAGAACTCCGCAATACTCTCGATAATCTTTCAGTGGATGAACTTCAAAAGCTCTATGGACGGCTTAATAATTAACTGAAAACACAGGAGATTAACAAATGGAATCTACACAAAGTTGGATTGCAAATGTTGAAATTCTAAACTCTCTGCTCCGCAAAGAAAGTTGGTTTAATACTTTCTGGGCTAAGTTCTCAGGTAATGTGGACATCTCGCAGGATGACAACGGTAACCCCGTATATACTCCTTCTGGAAATCCCATTGAGGTTCTGAACGACTATGTCGCTCAGGGTCGTGACAATATGCTCATTCCTTTCCTTTCTGATTTATCTGGTTCACCAGTATATGGTGACACAGTTCTAAAAGGCACAGGAGAAGACCAAGCTATGAAATGGCTACGCGCGTACTGTAATCAGTCTCGTAAAGCAGTCATGAAAAAGTCTGGTTCAATGAGTGAACAACGCCAGAAAGTGTTTAAGCTAATGGACGAAGCGAGACCACAACTTGCACGATGGTTTACCAAATGGGAAAATCAAGCGGTATTTCAAACCTTCTATGAAGGTGTATCGCCTAACCTTTCCGCTGGTACAGCATCCGATGGTTTAGGTCTTGCTCGCAGATACCACCCAAACTGGTACATAAATGACGGTGCTGCATTAACAGCTGTCGGTACGGAAAAATACACGAAGACCAATGCAAACCTTGATGGTGCGATTGGTATGACTGCTTCCGCTGACGCAACTTGCGATACGGCTATGTCTGCTGATATTTTACGAGAACTGCGTGTTAAATGTATGTCTCTTAAAATCCCTCAAATGGAAACCGCTGATGGTCACAGATTCTGGTGTATTGTAATGCACCCAGCTCAGCTTGCTTCATTGCAAACTGATACTGACTATGAAACTGCACAGCGTTTCGGTTTTATGGGTTCAGGTGGTGCTAAAATGCCTCAACTTACTGGAATGGCTGGATACTATGCTGGTTTCTGTATCTTTGAAGATATTGTCGGAATCCGTGAAT